GGTGCAAAAGCTAGAACATTTGAAATTCCTGATAAACTTATAGAAGATTTTTTAGAGAATGATATTGAAGTTCTTATTAGACATCATACAAAAACTATGGGTGTTGATATAGAGCTTACAAGAGTTTTTGGTGATGTATCAATGGCAAAAGTTATTGATGATATAGGAAAAGAATATGACACACTCATAAGATCAGCGACAAGTATTTCACAAAAACAAAAACTTAAAGAAGCACTAGCTAATGATCTGAGAGATGTAAGAGGATTAAGAGATAGAGTTAGAGGAACTTATGGAGCATCTAAAGATCCTCATAATATGTCTAGTAGATTTGTAAGACAAATGAAATCATTTAATGTTCTTGTAGGTATGGG